GAGCTAGTGAGCATAGTGGCCAACTAGCGTAGGCGCCCATAGGCTGCCCACACTTGTAGGTCACTTTCTCATCACTCCACACAAGTTTGAATGTTCTCTCCGCAAGGAGAGTCCACCAAGCTTGTGACAGATCCTTGTCTTTTACTAACTCATCGAGTAACACTCTTTGAATTAGTGAAGGAAAACGATCTGTAAATGCTGTTAAATCTGCACAATAGATGAAGGATTTTGCATCCGTCTTCTGTTGGGCATATTTTCCAACATTTTGGTGTGAGTATGTCCCATCCGAAACAAGAGATGCTAGAATGTCCATTATACCTTTGTGTAATGGCTTCAAACATCTTTGACTGTAGTAATCTATGATTGCTATAGTTCTTGTTTTCCCTGCTTTCTCAGGAAACTGAGTTAGCTTGGAATGGATACTATCACGAGCCGTGTGGTTCGTATAGATATTCATCGGTCGGTCATCACCTAGCTTTTGCTCAACTACTTGAATTGCTTCAAGTATTGGCTTATCATTCATAACTGCCAGAATATCTGAGTCACTACTCAGTAAAGCTGGACCATTTGGTCCATTCTTAACTGTGTAATGATACTTCATTCCAGGATAAGTTAAGCGTGGAATACGCTTGACCCAATCTGGGATAAAGTTAATGATGTCTTCCATGAGGTCTGTATCATAGGAGCAATCCTGTGTTACAGTACTTATATCTTTTGATATAGGTAACCTCAACAACTCACATGATCTCATAATGGATAAAACCATTATGACTTCTTGTGGCTTGTTACTTCTCAGTTTCTCTTTAAAAGGAGATCCTAAGATAGTAGGGAATCCATCTTTATCAGATCTGGTCCACGGAAGTGGGGTGATGTTTTGTCGAAGAGCGTAACGTTCACAGATTGTGTTCAGTTCTTTTACAAACTTCACAGCGTCTGCTTTGCCCCGGGATTGACTCCGGTGCTCAAAGATTAGACACCACCTCTGTAGGTGATAGGACAAGTCTACGTTGAAAACTCTCATAAGGAGCGTCAGCCCCTTGTGATAGTCTTTATACATAGAGGTATCCTTACATTAAATATTAAGGAAGTCTAACGCGCTCTCGCCACCAATGGTGGGTGCCGTATAGAG